CTGTGATAAGACAACTTAAAAGAGGTAAAAATAAAGGTGCTGACCTCACTATTTGTCCTACCATATCGAGCAACGCCTTTCAAGAAAATAACTTACTTAATGGTGTGCGCCGCCTTACAGAAATCGAATGCGAACGTCTGCAAGGTTTTCCCGACAACTGGACACAATATGGCGATTATAACGGGAGAATAAGGCGTATCTCAAAAACACAACGTTACAAGCTAATCGGCAACGCTGTAACTGTGGATATAGTAGAATTAATAGCTAAACGATTAAAATTTTTAGTAGATGAATTTACACCTTACACTCAAGAAAAACTGGTTTGACCTTATTCTCTCAGGAGAGAAGAAGGAGGAATACCGAGAGATCAAGCCTTACTGGGAAAAGCGGCTTATCGGAAAGAAATATGACAGGATCATCTTTCGCAATGGGTATGGGAAGAACGCGCCATGGTTTGCTATTGAACTGAAAGGGATCACCCAAGGCACAGGAAAGAGTGAATGGGGTGCAGAAGAAGGGAAGCGGTACTTTGTACTTAGTTTAGGAGAAATAATTTTTAACAAATAAGAAGAGGATGAAAATATACATATCAGGAAAGATAACAGACACGGATATTGAGCAGACACGGGAGAAGTTCCACGAGGCATGTCAGTACTTGATTGCGATGGGGCAAACTCCTGTTTCTCCTCTTGAGAATGGGCTGCCCATTGATAGCCCTTGGGAACAGCACATGCTCAGAGATATAGAACTCCTTATGGGGTGTGGGGGTATATTCCTCCTCCCTGACTGGAAGGAAAGCCGAGGAGCTCGTATCGAGCATGCTGTCGCTAAGGAATTAGGATTACTGATTCTATCCATGTCATAACTAAACAATAATAGGAAGGAGGTAAAAATCATGAATAACAATCCACATCCACTAAGTAGGCAATTGGGGGAAGAGCTTTCTCAATGGCTCGTTGAGGTAGCTGAAAAGATCTCAGCAGAGAAGAATTTTCAAAAAAGGCTATCAAGATTCCCAAAAGAGATAAAAAAAGCTAAGCTCTTAGATTCAGATGATCAGGAGTTTTTAGAAGAGATTTTTGATTACATGCTGGATCTATCATTTATTGTGAAAGAGAATAAAGAGGAGTTAGCGGATATCTATGAGGCTTACAATGGATTGTAAGCGGTTACCTGCTTAAAGCGTCCTTTCCTGAATGAGAAAGGGCGCTTATCTTTGCCTATAATCTAAAAAAAATGAGTTACGAATTATGTAATATAGGGGAGGATTTCACGCGGGAGATCCGCCATGTGCTGCTCTTTGACGCGGCGAGTTTTACCTTTAACCAGAATCTGAGGGCGCTCACCCCCGATCCGAATGCTGCCCTTGTAAAACTCCGAGTGGCTCACCCCAGCGGCTATAGCCGTAAGATAAGCCTCAAGGAACAAAATCATAATGACTACTTCGATATGAAGGTTACCTTTCCTGTGTATGAGCTGAGCAAGGAGGTGCGGCTGAAGCTAATCTCTATGCACAAAAAGCGCAAGTATGTGGTGGCATTGGTATCGGCTCAGGAGATGCTCGTGGTGGGTAACCATAGGGAACCCTTTAGTCTTACCATAGATGACAATATCGTGGATAACGGTACGGGGAAGGATCTATTTACCATTAGTCTAACGGGGCAAACGATCATCTTCCCTACTCTGGGGAAAATAACCGAGAAATTCCGAGTATTATTGTTCTTGCCACCAACCAATTAAGAAATGAGGGAATTAATCATTGTTGGCATTAATCATTATAAAAGCTGTCCTTTGGGGTGTGTAAGGGGTATATTACCTTTGCCGTAAATAAATACTAACCACAAATCTCTAACAACTTAAAAAAAATGATCCTATCAATAGAAAAAGAATACCTATTCTCCATCATTCCTGCGCTTGTAAAGGGTTTTAAGGACAATACTTTTGCGGCTTCTGAGAAGTTGGAGGAGGATTACGAGGCTAAGCTGGAGGTGCAGGCGCGTAGCGGGAGTGCCAGCGGGCGGGATGCTTTCCCCGTGGTGGTGGATATATACGGGGCGATCGTCAAGCATACGTCCTATGACTATATAGGTACTCAGAGCTATGGGCGCTACCTTCGGCAGTTGGACGCACACCCAAGCGTATCGGCTATCATCTTGGATATAAACAGCGGCGGGGGTATGGTCTCAGGAACGGCGGAGCTTGCCCACATCATCAGGGGGATAGAAAAGCCAATCGTAGCCTATACCAATGGGTATATGTGTAGTGCGGCCTATTGGATTGCGGCGGCCTGCGATAAGGTAGTCAGTAGCCCCTTTGCCGATGCGATAGGAAGCATTGGCACTATGCTACATACGCAAGACTACTCGCAGATGTTCGAGAAGTGGGGCGCCAAGATCTATGAAGTGTATGCCCCTGAGAGCAGCGAAAAGAACAAGCTATGGCGGGACTTGGTGGCAGGTGATGATACCTTGGCCAAGGAGCGCCTCAGCGAGCTGGCTAAGGGCTTTATTAGCTCCGTGCAGGCGTACCGATCAGCCATCAAGGACGATGGGCGTGTATTCAAGGGGGCTGTATATACCCCTAAGGGCGCGCTGGAGGTAGGCCTTGTAGATGAAATAATGAGTTTGGAAACTTTAATAAACGAGATATGAAATACGTATTGTTATCGGCGCTCTTAGGGAGTGCCTTAGAGGAAAAAAAGCCGCTCTTTGGAGGTGAGGCGTATGTAAGCCTTACCGCTTCGCAGCTGGCAAAGGTGGAGGCAGCCCTTGCAGAGAAGAAAGAAGCTGCGACTGCGGAGCAAGTGGCCGCCCTTGAGCAGGAGATTGCCTCGCTGAAGGCTGAAAAAGAAAAAGTCGCCACAGAAGGAAAGGCGCTGAGTGAAGCCCTTGGCGAGGCAATGGCACTGAATGACCTTAAGAGTAATGGGGACGCGATCGCTGACATTGCTACCCTTGGGAAGACTTGCAAGGAGTACGGGGAGAAACGCCCAGTACATACCCTGCCAAGCAATGACGGGCGCGAACAGCAGAGCGGGGACGAGGTAGTGCGAATGGAAGATGCACACAATCAGCTGTAAGAACGATTTAGAATAACAACTTAAAAGTAAGAATATGGCAAGAAATATTGACATTGAACAAATCAAAAATGAGTTGGTTCGTTATGGAAAGAAAAATCCTTTTGAGCTACAAGCGGCGATTCTTTCGGATAAAATCCTACTGAACCAATTTGCTAAGACTTTGCCAAAGGTCAAAGGGGAGTATCATATCCCTTATGTACTAATGACGAACGTGGTGCAAGCCTTTTCGGACACTTGGACTCCGTATGGTAAGGTTTCTTTTGGCAAGAAATTGCTTAAGAACTTCCAACAGAAAATGAACTTTCAGATCAACCCATACGAGGTGTATGATAGCTGGGTGGAGGAGCTGTACGAAGAGGAGAAGAAACCCAATGAGATGCCTATCAGCAAGTACATCATGCGTATGGCGCAGGATAAGATCATCTCCGACTTGAATGTGGTTTCAGTTGTAGGGAAGTACGATTCTACTCAGGTAGGGAGCACTACTCCTGACTACACCAAGACCATGGATGGGATCAATGAGGTAGTTACCAGAGCCGTGGCGGATACAGAAAACCCCGTTTTCTTGATCCCCGTGGATTCCTCCGCTACCATAGTGGATAGGGTAACGAAGTTTGAAAAAGGCTTGCCTGACCAAGGGAAAGTAAGCACTATCTTCCTCTCCTTGGAAGAGTTCAACGATTATGTAGAGGCTCGTGAGACCCCTGCCAACCAGTACATAGACTTCAAGGATCCACAGCGTGGAAAAACGAAGTTTGGCCGTACCATAGTGGGCGTACCAGGACTGAAGAAAGGGCGTATCATAGCGTGGTACGATGGGAACTTCTTCCGCTTGTACGATCGCAAAGACAATCCCGCACTATTGGACGATGTGCAGGTACAGGACTATGTAGTGAAGCTCTTCTCTCAGTGGCACTTGGGCTACGATTTTGCGGTGAACCAGTACCTATTCGTAGAGACTGCCGATGCCAGCAAGCACAGAGGATTGAACAATGATTCACAAAACAAGCTGTTCTATCCAAACCTATTTTTATAATTAAATAGATAATATATGGT